ATAGGAGGCGGTGGTGATCCACGGACAGGTTGGTGAGGTCACCGAAATCCCCGTGTCGGCGGTGGCGACGGCGACGGTCAGGTAGGACACTCCGGCGGGGATGCGGGACCGGTTGTCGGGTCCGGTTTCGATCTGGAACACCTCGTACGGCTGCTGCGGCGACGCGTTGACCGTGGCCGACCAGGTCAGCGGGTTCAGGGTTTCAGACCAGCCCTCGACGTTCAGGTCGACATCGCCGGGCGGATGCTGGGTTAGGTAGCTGGAGATGTCGCTGAGCCGCACGTGCCCGCCGACGGCCAACGCCAACCAGGCGCCGGCCAGGCCAGGGCGGGCGACGAGATCCAGGCCGAGCGTCGGGTACCGGTAGCCTTCGACGGTGCCCTGCCGGACCAGCCACGACGCGATCGACGCGATCTGGTCGTCGGTTTCGGTGTTGACCGTGAGACTGGAGTCGTACGTGCCGATCAGGTTGACACCAAGCGGCCCGGACGTGTCCGCGACGACGACGTTGGAGCCGTCTTTGCGGTTGACCTGCCACGTGTTCAGGACACGCTGATCGTCGTCTTCGGGCACGAACGTCGGCGTCACATCACCCGCGGCGACGTTCAGGGCGAACGTCACCGGCTGGTTGTAGCGCCGCGAGTTGGTGATGTAGAACAGGCCGGGGCCTTGCCCGTCGCCGAGCACACCCCGCCCGGTGGTTTCACACTCGCGCAGCAAAGCGACCAGCGTGTCGGCGCCCTGCGGCCCCATCGTGGTGTCGGAGCCGCCGGTGACCCGCAACGCAATGTTCTCCTCGTCGCACAGCCGCACGATGCGCTCGACATCGGTTTCACCGGCGTAGCCGTCCAGCGCGGACGCGATGTCGTCGGTGATCGCCGGCACGAACATGGCGATGTGCCCGAACGTGGGGATCGACACATCGACGATGGAGCTGGTGTTGATGTCGAGGGTGGAGGCGATCGGCGCGACCGTTCCGGCGGTGGCGAACGGCGCCGACTGAACCCCGTCCAGGGCGACGGTCACCGACTGGTCCCCGCCGACCTGCCGGTTGGTGACCCGGAAGTGATGCCATTCGGTGTCCAGATGCGCGAACCCGAAGGAGAACAGCACTGTCGAGGTCGGCGTGTCCCGGTAGATCAGGTGAATGTCGTCGTTGGCGACCAGCGCGTTGACGTGCCATTCGGTGGTGGTGCCGCCGGGGGTGTGCCAGCGCAGCGTATTCTCCGCACCGGTGCCGGCCACGCTGGGCAGCCGGGCGATGAAGTCGACGGTCCAGCTGGTGGCGGCGGCTGGTGCCCCGGTCACCTGCCCGATCAGACGGCCGCCTTCGGTGAAGTCCGGTAGCGACGACGTCCCCGGCGGGCCGTCCAGGGCGGCGAACTTCGGCAACTGCCCGCCGGACACCAGCGGCAGCCCACCCACGATGGCCGAGGACGCCTGGGTGGCTTCCACACCGTCCTCAAGCGTCCAGTAGGCGAACGGGTCAGCGCGGGTGATCGCCCGGTACAGCGGGGCGTAGAACGGGGTCTTCCCCTGCTGCAAACGGCGCAGCGTGCCGCCGGCGGACACCTCGACCACGGCGTAGTTGCCGGTGGTGTCCCAGACCGGTTTGAACGACCAGGCGCCGCCCCAGAACCGCACCACCGTGTCGTTCGCGGCGCCGGTCAGGTTGACCGACACGCGGACGGGCACGTTCAAGCGGACGTGGGGGTAGTTGGCGGCCTGCGCACCCTTGGAATACTTGCCGGACCGGTTGTCGAGGCGGAACACGCAGCCGGCCGGCTGGGTTTCGGAGGCCGCGTCGGAGCGGCCCATCGGCGCGATCGACACCAGACCGCCGGCGTCCATCATCACATCGCGGGTGACGTCGGTGAACGACCAGGCGGTCGGGTCACCGGTGGGGTTGGCACCCCACGCGATCTCGACGATCAGCCGGGCGTTCGGGTAGGCGGCGGCGAACGCGGGGACGTTGGTGAGGAACGGGACGCCGGGAACGTTGTCGCCGCCGAGCGGTCCGGCTGGGTTGCCGAGGTGTCGTTGCCACCCGGCTGCGTGCGGTGCGGTGGCCACAGCCAAAATCACCCCGATCAGACCGGCCAGGAGCCTTCGACGGTAGACCGACCCTAGGTGGCGAGAAAATCTTGGCTTAGGTTTGCGTACAGGCTGTTGTGCTTGCTGAGACTGCACATACAGGGCTATCACAAACCGGACTTACTCGTCAAACGTAATCCAGGTGATCATGTTGACGGCCGCGGCGAAGGTGACGCGCACGCGCAGGAACTTCGACACGGCGATGATCGGCCGTTCGTCGGGCATCCACTGGTAGGTGTAGGGGCTGATGCCGTCGCCGCCGGCGGTGAGGCCGGGGACCAGGACGGTGTCGAACGAGCGGCTGGCGGTGGTGGTGCCTTCGACCGTGGCGGTGTAGCCGGTCGCGGAGATGCCCAACGTGAGCAGCGATGGTGGGGCGCCGGGGTCCAGCGGCTGCACTCCGGCGGCGACGTGCGCGGTGACAGTCGCGGCGACGTCTGTTTGTAGCAGTTCGACGATGCCGGTGGAGGTGGCGGCCGGTGGCGCGTCCAGCGAGAAACCCCACGAGATCAACTGAATCTGGCGGGTGCTCGGGGTGGCGAGTTGAAGCATCGTCTTGATCACCGTACCCGTACTGACCTTGACTATCGCGGCGGTCGTAGGTGCTGCGCCGTTCCACACTTCGTAGCGGTGCAAGGGTTGCTCCTAGCCTCGGACCCACTTGGAGTCGACAGTGATCAGACCGCTGTTCATCAACTTCTGGAACGCGACAGCGAACGCCGAGTCGGTGTGCCCGGCGAACGTGATGGTGTGCTCCACGCGCCCGCCCGCCCGCGGGGTCGCGCGCGCGGGGGTGACGGTTTCGCCGCGGTGCACCACCGCCAGGCCGGTGGCGGTGACATACCCGCCACGGTCCAGCCGCGGAATGTCCGGCACACCCAACGTGAACCCGCCGACCGACTGGCCCATGAACGACACCGACGGGATCTTGAACTCCAGGTGGTTCCACCGGTCGATCAGCCAGTTGATGACGGAGCGGAACGCGTCTTTGATGCCGTCCCACATCCCGGCGGCGGCGCGGCGGATCCGCCCGGGCATGCCGGTGATCAGCGCGATGGTGGCGTCCCACCAGTTCTTGACGAAGGTCACCACAATGTGGAGGCCCTCCATCGCGTTGCGGTAGCCCTTGACGAAGAACCCGGCGAACGGGCCGGCGAACCAGCCGCCGACGGCTTTGAGGAATCCCCAGATGTGATCCCACATGCCGATGAAGAAGTTTCGGAACGCCGAAGATCGGGTCCACAGCAGGTAGATGCCGGCGACCAGCGCGATGACCGCGATGATGATCAGCCCGATGGGGTTGAGCTCCATGGCGATGTTCCAGGCGATTTGCACCGCCGTGTAGGCGCGGACGGCGGCGTTGAGCAGCCAGATGACGCCGACCAACGAACCGACCACCGCCAACACTTTGATCACCGTGTCGGAGTTGCGGCGCAGGAAGCCCAGGATCTGCACCAGCGGCGGCACCAGCTTCACCAGGGCCGGCACCAGGGCGGCGCCGATGGTCTCCTTCAGCTCGCCGAACTGGTTGTCCAGGATCTTCGCCTGGCCGGTGGCGGTCTTGCCTTCCTTGACCGCGAACCCGCCGACCTTCTGGGTCAGCTGGTCCATCAACTGGTTGTAGTTACCGATGACCGAACCGGTGTCCTTGAAGTTGATGCCGACCTGCTTCAAACCGCGGCCCTGACCGAGGATCGCCCGGCCGAACGCGGTGGCGGCGTCGGTGACGTCACCACCGGTCTTCGCCGCGAAGTCCTGCATCAACGGGGTCAGGGCGGTGATCTGCGCCCCGGTCAACTTGAACATGGCCAGCTTGGCTTGCCCGGCCGCGGTCGCCTCATCATCAAAGCGGGTCGTCAACTCCAGGGCGCTGTTCAGCTCCCGCAGCCGTTCGATGTTCGTGTCGGCCAGGGGCGGGAACTTCGCGAACGCGTCGGACAGGAGCAGCTCACCGCGTTCCGCTTCCATGAACGCGTGCACCGAGCTCTTGGCGAAGTTGAACGCCTTAGTCGCGATCATGTCGAACGCGTGGGTGGCGTTCAGCTTCAACTGGTTGAACGCTTGGCTGGCCCGGTCCTTGGCCAGGAGATTGAAGATCAAACTGGTTTCGGACACCCGGACCTCCTGGAGGCTCGCCGGTCAGGGGACGGGGTCCGTTCGACTGTCAGTCGAACCA